TGCACTAATGAAATAATCTTCAAACTTTAGTGTAATTGTTTCTCCATTAGACTTAGTAAAGATTAACTCTATGGTTTGCGAAGTATCTTCACTATCATTCAATAATGCTGTGTAAAGAGCATCGTCTGTTACATGACCAGTAAAAGATATTTCATATGTTCTTTGTGCAGGTATAGATTCTTGAACATCTTTTGAACCAACACCTAAGAATCTTCTATCTTGTAAATTATTATTCATAGTTAAAGTTAATGAGTTAATTTTCAAGAAAGTGCTTCCTAGTAGTTTGAAAGTTCCATCGGAGAAAAAGAAAGGCTCTCTTGTTTCGTCTGCATTAGTGCTAGATTCGTAATTGATAAATGCTGTTTCATCAGTAACTCCTCTTCTAGCATCATACAATTCATCTTGAGCAAGGTCATGAACATTTCTTGTTGTCAAATCTAATGTCATCTTAACTTCTTCGTTTTCGTTGGCGGTCATAGTCAAAGTATTGACTCTACAACCTCTAGCGATTTTAACAAAGTTCAAATCTTCTGCTTCTGCTGAATTGTTTGTTCTGTAAATATTAGTTCCTGTTAGTTTAGATAGATTTTGCTCTAGTGAAAAGGACGGTAGTAAATCTCCATCCTGTTCATCGAATGTATATGTAATTGCTTTTGTTAATGTGGTAGAACCTGTTGGCCTATCTAATTTATGGTAAAAATCTAATTGAGCATCAGTAGCCTCGAAAGGAGTGATAGGAGGACATATTTTATTACCAACTGCTCTTCTAAATATTGGCCCTGTTTCTACAATACCGGCAATAGTCTTATCATCACCTGCGGGAATTTCGCTTGTTCCGGCATCCATAGAACGAATTAGGAAACTATTGTTATCTCCCGAATCGGGTAATGTTTGTCTATGTGCATCAGTAGATAAAGCAGTAGCCAAAGCATCTGTGCTACAAGTCAAGGTTGTGCATTTTCCAAAGAAGTAATACAAGAATGCACCATGATTTGCCACAAGACCCAAGTTACCACCACTAAAAGAAGTAATGCCTTTGTATTGATAAGTAAAGTTTCTTGAGCCACCGAGAGAAAGATTTTGTTGTTTCATTTCAACTTCGGTTGTTGGGAAAGTAGCACTTTCAAGAATACCTAACCATTGGTCGGAAAGTAATCTCTTTGCTGTATCAACAGGAGCAGGAACAGGTGCGCCATACGCCTTTATTACAAAATAATCAGTAGAAGCGGCTGAAGCAGAAGGAGTTATTGTTACAGTATTTGCAGTATTGGCTGTTATTCTATGAGTGGATTGTAAGGCATCACTTGTATTGTATCTTTCTAAAAGACATCCTTTATACAAATTAGTAACTAATTCAAAGTCAGTATCAAAGGTTGCATTTACTTGTATAACACTTTGGGCTGAACCGTCTAATGCTCCTCCACCACTTTTTAATCCTACACCTAAAAATAAATCATTTTCCGGTATAAATGTTATACTTGCCCCGCTTCCTAAAAATATATCTGTATTTGTTGCCATGCTTTCCTCTCCTTCCTTTTACTTACTTACTAAGGGAGTGTTAATGCGAATCGTTTTGTTTCTACTGTCAATTTATATCCAAATAACCTCTTTGCTCTATCGTTACTTTCGCTTCTTGAACCCACAAACACTTGATTAAACTTAGAACCATCATTTGCGGTATATCCTTTACGACCTCGCTCAAGCGTATGACGGGCTATCAAGTATAAAGCCTTTAGCCTGTCTTTACCAAAGTTAGCATCCGTTCCTGCTCTTTCATCGTGTATCGTTCTAATGTGCATTGTGAACGAATGTGTTTCATTTCTTAAATCAAAATGTATTGTTGGATAAGTTATATTTTGTGAATCCTCAAAGAATATAATTACATCTTTAGCAGTTAAATCATATCTAACTCCTCTATTCTTATCTAATGTTCTAACATCAACAAAGTTAGGAGTTCCTGCATGGTCAGCAGTTATCTTTCCTTCGCTAATTAAAGTAGTAACAGAAGAACTCCATTTACTTGAAACTAAGTCTATTAGTAAACTTACTTCATCCATTTCAAAACATCCTCCGCTATTTGCTTTCTAAGGACTTTAGTATATGATTGCATTGCATATTCAATAACTTCTTCGTCACTAAAAGAAACATCAATACCTAGTATTTGAGAAAGTTCTTGCGTAGCCGCTTGTCTTTCTTTTTGTATCTCTACAAATTTTCTAAAGTCTGCAACTAATTGTTTGCTAGACATAACTTATCTCCTTAGTATGTCTTTAATTGATTTTGAAAGTTCGCTCTTTCCTATTACTTGAGGTTGGGGCTGTGGAGGGTTTCTTGGTCTTAACCTACTTCTTGGGGTTGCTTGCCCTCTAGGAACTAATCTACTTTGGCTCGGAACAGAATCTCTTGGAACTAATGCTCTAGGATTTTGTTTTGCTTGACGCTTTGCTTCTCTCACTTGCTGTCTTTTTTGTTGTTCTGCTAATCTTTGTTGAGTTTTTTGTTGTCTAGCCTGTTGTTTAGCCTGTTGTTTTTGTTGTTTAGCCTGTGCTTTAGCATCTTTTCTTCGTTGCCTTCCACTTTTAGCACTTCTTTGAACTGTTCTTTGCATGTCCTGTAAGAACTTATCCTGCATTCTTCTGTTTTGTTGTATTAATTGTTGATTAACACTGGGTATTTCTTTTGGTGGAATAGGATTACCTTGAGCATCTCTAGGAGGAGAAGGAGGATATTGTCTAGGCGGTGGCGGTGGTGGTGGTGGTGGTGGTGGTGGAATATTTGTAGGGGTTCTTTGCGAAGCCTCTTGCGTTGCTTGCCTTGTAGCCTCTTGTGTTTCTTTTGGAACTTCGGGTAATTTAACATTTCTTACTGGCGGTGTTGGAGGAATAACATTACCTTGTGCATCTCTTGGTGGATTAGTTGGTGCAGGTATAACATTACCTTGTGCATCTTTAGGTATTAAATTACTAGGCGGTCTATTGATTGGAACATTACCCGTCGTGGGTTTAGGACTAGGCGGTTTATTTTGCTCTCCCATATATCCTCTTTGTCTAGCAAAACTCGCTAAGTCAGCAGGTTTTTCTCCTTGAACCGGAGGTAAATTTATCATAGGTGGAACATTTCTTGTTGCATCTACTACACTTGTAGCGGGTTTTGTATTTCCTGCTGATTGAACATTAGGCTTCAATGCTCTCCTAAAACCAACTTGTCTAATTTGTGCATTTATTGGCCCTAATTCACTATTTAAATTTCTAAGCAATCTATCTAACTTTGGTTTCTCCCTATTATACGCATTACCACCCACTACTAAGTTAGCAATTTTAGCCTGTAGTGGTTTTATTTGAGGATTATATTTGTCTAAAATCGCTCTTTTTTTATTTCTTAATTCTGCCGCTTTCGGGTCGCCCCTATCTGTTACTGAACCGAGTTGAGATAAAGCACTAGCATTCTTTCTTATTACATGAGAACGCCAATCACCAATAGCCATAGAATCACTCCAATAAATAAACGAGGTCGCCTTTGCCCTTTAAGATTTCCATAGCCTCTTTAGTTAAAATATCATACTTTTCTTTAGTAGTTATATTACCACCTGTTTCAGCAATCATGATTGTTTGGTCATCATGTCTTAACAATTCAGCCGCTACTAACATTGTTGTTGCTTTATGTATGGCTGATGGAACACGGCTTGAACCTGCAATATAGGTAACTATGATAGAGTTTTGAGTATGATATGGATAATCTCTTAAGAAGAATATTCTACCGTCATCTTTGATACTCCAAAAACTTCCTAATCTTTTCATGTCTTGCTTATCAGTAAAATTCTCCGAAGTGGACTGTGAGTTCTGTCCCGCTTTATCTGCGATTGTTATTGTGCATCCCGAACCATCTTCCCCTGCTAATAAACTTGAAATATTAATTTTATATCCATTATCGGGGTCTATTGAAGCATAAAAGAAGTCACTTATGCTTAAACCATTAGGAGAAGATGTCCTCTCTTTATCCCTATTAGCCCCTGTAAACTGTGCAGTATTAGCAGGGAACTCTTCATTAACTAAATGGCAAATATCTCTTGCTGTTGTCTTTGCACCAAATCTACTGTCAAATGTATTATGTGCTGACATAGTTCCCTCTCCGTGATGAAACAAAGTAAATGTATCACCGTTATTTGGCAACTGTAATGTTATGCTTCTAAGGTGTTGAAAGTTATCGGGGTCTAATGTAACACTTGCTTGAGCCGATGCTAATTCAAGATAACTGTTCCCTTGCCAAACTTTGAGAGATATAACTTTCTTTAGTTTCATAGTTGCTAATTGTATAAATCCAACATAGCCACCATAGTATGCTTGCATTGGATGTCTTACAAATTCAAAATCATGAAACTCATCTTCATGAATAATTGGTCTATAAGACCTTTTTACTTTATCATCAACAATGCCTTCTATATTTTTAATTATCTTACCGACTTGTGCTTGACTAGGATATGTAGATGATGTAAAGGCAGGTATCTGTAACATATCCGATACTGCGTCTTTATCTGTATAGAATCCTTTACCTGTTGAGTAATCTACATCTATTGTGGTGTAGTCACTTGGCGACGATGCTATTGCCATATCAAATACCTCTTTCTAATGTGTCTATGTTTCCTCTTATAGAGTTAATGAATGTATTTAATAAAGCAGTATTAGTTTTGCTTTCTAATATTCTAGTGGCTTCTCTTTTCTTCTTAGGATTAGGATTAAGACCTCCTCCTTTGAATATAATTTGTTTTCTTTTAGCGTTAAGTCTCTTAAATTTATAAGTCGTGTTTGTTTTGCCTTTAGGATTCTCTTTTGTTTTATTTGTAGTTTTTTCGGTTTTAATTACAATAAACTCAATATCAAAAACATACTCTAAGTCATTTAAATATCTCATCAACACTTTTTGTAGGAACTCTTTAGATTTTTGATAAATCGCTCCGTCTGTAAATTCTGCATTTACTTTCATAGATTTTATCTTTGCATTCGTATCGGAATATATATCCTCTTCTTCTTTGTCTAAAAATTCTGCTTTCTTCTTTATTATCTCTTCCTTTATACTTGCTACATAATTTCCTGCGGATAGTGTGCTTTCTATTGATTTGTTTTGACCTTTAAAGAATACTTGGTATGGTATTTTTTCTGTAATATCTTCAGCACTACTATAGTTTATTCCACTCATACCGATGCCTATTATTTCTTCAAACGGGATTTCTTTGACCTTTTTAGCATCCTCTTTTTCTTTTCTATCTTCTTTTATTTTCTCTAACTTATTGTGCAATTCAACTATTTCATCAGCAACTTTCTTTGATACTTTCTTCTTTTTTGCTAGCCCCATGACTTCACTTTGTTTAGGGGCAAACTTAGAACCTTCTTTTATTCTTTTTCCAGATTCAGTTTCTTTATCTTCGTAAATGCTCTTATCTTCTAATTCTCTTTCAATGTCTATCATTTCTTTTCTAAGTTCGTTTAGAATAGTTTTTTCTAAACCTTTTAGCATATTTGGAATTGTATCAACAAACTTGTAGGTGTCTACTTCTTCTTGATTATCTCTATCATATTTAACAGCCGCTTCTAAAATTAAAGGGTCTATTGAACTACCTTCTCCTATTTTTCTTAAACTATTATTAAATCTATTAATTAAGTAAAGAGGTATCTCTTGTAAGTCTAATGCTTTTGCTGTAGTTCCTCTACTATCGTCTGCTATTGCGAAACGGGTTTGAAATGTTTTTCCTCCCGATGTAACTTCTTTTTTAGACTTAAAGCCACCTGTTTTACTACTAACATCACCTGCCGGAACTTTACCACTTAATTCTTCTATTAAGTTATAACTTTGACCATCTTTATTTTCTCCCTTTATACTTATATTAGTAAAACCCAATTCTACTAATTTTTTGAACTTAGCACCATTTCTAAAATCATCTAATTCATTTATTCTAACTGTCTTAGTAGTTTGTTTTCCATTCTTGACATTACTTTCTTTTTCTGTAACTTCATATAGACTATTGAAGTAACTATCGTAATTATCAATACCTTCCTTCAATGCAATCTTAGTATCTTTTTCATCAGTAGGGGATTCTAATATTCTTGCTAATACAGCCCTGCTCAATTCTTTAGGTGCTTTATCCATTAAAGATTCTATTTCTTTTAGAGGAACAAATTTTTCTTTAAGTGGTTCTCCTTCGATAAGTTCTCCTATCGTAGTTTCTTTAACTTTATCTAAACCATCTTTGTATATCTTTCTATAATCTGCAATTCTAAACCCTTTTCCAACATTTCTTGATTTGATTTCATCCGAATCTAATATGTTATTTATATCATCAACTGATTGGTTTTCTGTTCCCAATCTAATTTGTTTCTTCTTGTCTAAAACATCATGAATAGCAAACTCTTTGAAAAACTCGAAAGCGACTTCTTCGTTCCAATCGGGAATAGAAGAACCCACAATACCTACTTTCAAAGAACCACCTTCACATTAACCATTTAGCCCAAGCCGCACCTTTTTGTATAGCACTACCTAAACCTAATCCGCTTTGTGGAGGTTCGTAACTCATCTGTCCTTGAGCGTCTATCCAATATGGTCTTCCATAATTATCAGTTCCCGATGGTGGAACAGGATAGCCACTACCATTATTCATAGCACCTTGCATTTGTTGATAATGTTGAGTTTGTCCTGTTAGTCCTGCTATTGCCATACCTGCTGTTGGTGATGCCATTTGTTGTGTTTGCATGCCACCGCCACCACTAAATCCTTGAGATTCTAGGTATTGTTGTTTTGCTAACTTTCTTTGATTAACAACTTCTGTATTGATAGCCGCATCTAATATGTTCTTAATATCCAACTCGATATTTTCTGCTGTAATCTTTTCAAACTCTCTCATAGCATCATTATGTATCTTCAACATACCAGTTGTAGAATCGGTTGTAAATTGTAACTTAGCCAACATTTTACTAACTACTCTTTCTACAACATCTTCCATAAGTTTCTCCATCTGTGTCAAAAACATTTGACCATGATATTGAAAGAACTCTTCAACATGATTATCTTGTAAAGAAAGTAAGTTATTTACATTCTTGAATTGTTGGTCACTTTGCTGTTGAACTGCCCCTAAAACTGTTCCATTACTTGTTCCGAATAATCCCATATTACTCACCTTTCGCTCCCTTTAATAAATGATTTATCCTTTCTGTATTTAATTGTATTTCAGTATTTAATCTAACTATTTCTGCCAGTTGTGTTTCTTCGTCTGCTATCGGAGTTGGTGGCGTTATAGTCCATCCCATGCTAGTCAGCCTCATAACATCTTCTTTTGTTAAGTCAGTTATTTGCTGTCTTTTCAGCATAGAAGGCATTTTCGCTTTAGGTATAAATGCTTTAAAATCTAAACCATGTTCATCTGCTAATATTTGTTGTTGTAGCATTTCCATTTGTTTGTGAATAGCCGCATGTCTAGGACAGTAAGTTCCTCTAAGCGGTCTTCCTTTCTCTACTTTATCTAGTGGTATTGGTGGTCTTAGATAATCACCGGACTCCCAAATATGGTGAGTCCCACATACCACACATCTATCTTTAAAGTTAAACTTGTGACCGTATCTTATGAAGAGAACCTTTTTCTTTTCCGGCAACAATACTTTTCTTATTTCTTTCATTTGCTTCTTTGGTTTTAGCGCATCAAACTTATAATCTTCAATTGGCCCAACTGCTCTATACTGTTGTAGTTTAGGCAAAAAGGCATTCTTCGCTTGTTGCGTATTTATTAAATTCGGTTGCTGATACATTTTACTTTCTCCATTGGTTTTCTTTCATTGTTAAAACAACAGTGGGTATGGTTTCATGCCCCGCTAGTCCTCTTATGTGAGAACGGAGGTGTCCTGCTACTAATACACTATCAAATGTAGAGCCATCTTTATTTAGTAATTCTATCACTACTACAGGCTCTACATCTTTCATATTTCTAAATAATTCTTTTGTTTCTTCTTGCATATTAGAATCGTATCTACTTCTTAGAGTTTTATTTACAAATCTTTCATTCGGCACTATCATTAGAGGATAATTAGGCTCATATTTTTCTTCATACTGCTCATTGTCATATGCCTCTACATTAAAATTGCTAGGCATAAGGTCTAGCCAATCATCATCGTCAATGTAATAGTTTGGGATTGATTTTAGAATATTTTTCCACATAACAATCAATAATCCTTTATCATACTAGTAATTCCTTTATACACCATTTCGGGGTCGGACTTTGCTGATACTATATATTTGAAACAAGGTATGCCCTTGTCATTCAACTGCCTCATCCCGTATGTAAATGGTTCAAATATTTCATGTTTATCTATAGGCTTATCACTTTTATATTTCTCTCCCCACATATCATATTTGTTAGCCCATATACCAACAGCCATAGGATAATCCACTTCTTTTTTCTTTTTACCCGAAGGCCACCTATTTGCTACGATAGTATCTACTAAAAACTTCCATGCTAATTGATGGTCTAAATTAGAAGGTGAATCTAAATGCCTGTGGTCTATCATGAAGATAATATACTTCACTCTACGCTTCTGCATGTCTTTAACCCATTCTTTCCAATAGATTGCTTCTCCTCCTAAGTCAGCACTCTTAATTGTATGAGAGTCACCATCAATCTTAACATTCTTTCTAGTGGCTCTATGCAAGCCAACCGTTCTTTCACTTATTGTTGGAACTTCCCCCCTTGTTCTAAGTTGATGACTTAAAGTTGTCTTACCAACCATTGTAGAACCGTAGACTCCAAAGTTAATTGCATGCACTCGTTTATAAAAACCTATTATGGCTTCACCAACTAATATGGCAAAGCCTGTCATTATGGACATTTAATGCCCCCAAATATCCTTAGCCCTCTCTATAATCCAACCCATTATATTGATGTCAAAGACTCCCATGATATTACCTATCAAAAAGGCTGATAGTGCCGCACAAGAACCCCAAAAATACATCTTCATTTTTATGAAGAACATATCTGCCGAATGCGCCCGACTTTGATTATACACATAGTCGGACTCACTAAAGCCCATTATGTCGCCAAAGACCAATCAACCACAACCTATTGTTGTATAGTTGCTAAGAATTCATTTCCTATTGTGTTATCGTCGTATTCTTCGTTAGCCATTACTCCGCTTCGCCATGACTCACGCCTTACTGTTCCGTATTGCTTCATGCTTTCTTGTAGTTTAGCCTTGATTTGTTCTTCTCTTTGTAGTCTTTGGAAATGATTTTCTATTTGTCTGTCTAGTAATCTAATCTCAATCTTATCATTTAGTGATAGGTCAAACAATGCTTTCATAACCATTATTCCGCCAACTGTAATAAGACCAAACAGAACAGAATGTGCTAATGCTGTATAAGGAAAGTTCATTCCATATGTAGAATAGAAATATACATTCGCTCCGCTAACCGTTCCGACAAATAAAATTGTCATAATCAACCTTGTATCTTGACTTAGTGCCGCCATAATAAAACCTCAATTGAACTCGACTGAAACATTAGCCGTAGAACTTCCTGCTTCTGTTACTTCCAAGAATATTCCGTTTCTACATAAAACACCGTGCATGTCGTATTCAAGATTATAATGTCCTGTAACTGCATGGTGTATTCTAGCAACTTCTGTTCCTGTGTTATCTGTTCCATTGAAAACCTTGACTGTAACTGCCGAATTAGAAGCAATTGTGATTGCCGCATGAATACTAATCAACTTAGCATTTTCATTACTTACAACCGCACTTGCTCCTAATACGCCACTACTTCTACAACCGCCTATACCTGCCATACTCTCACCTGTTCAATTGACGGAGATAGACTCCACCTATTTAATGTAGCGATTACTCTTTCTTTGTTTTAGAAGGAGTTTTTGCTTTTGGTTTAGGCTTTGGTTTAGGCTTTGGTTTAGGCTTCTCTTTCTTAGGGAGAAGTTCATCTGCTAAATCTTTAGCAGTTGAAATATCTTTTCCAGTTTCTTTACAAGCCATTAGAACAAGTTTATCCGACAATCCTAATAATTCTTCACGGTCTTCTTCACTAAAAACAAAGAAATAATTTGGGTCGGAAAGACGAAGGACAGCCCATTTTACTGAAACTGTCGCTTCTTCTTTCCTTGTTATTTCTTGTTTTGGTGTAATGTTAAGCCTACCGATTTTTGAATCATCAGTTAATCTAACTGTTACCAATCAAGCCACCTCAAAGGTTTCCATAAACTCTTACTCTTACCGAGCCAAAGTCAGTAGAACCGCCTTCTTCGTTTGCACCGCTTGTTCCGATTATCACATTAAGTTTGAATGAGGTAGTTCCTGCATACAAACCAGTAGCGTCTACTTCGGGAACAACCAATCCAACTACTGAATCTTGTCCTGTAACTATGACTTGAGTAACTGTTGATAAACCAAGTGCTGAAGCGGTTACTTCTAAACCACCGGAAGCATAAGTGTCCATGTCTATTAGTGCATCAACCACATATTCGTCACCGCTAACTTTAGGTCGGGTAACTCCCTTATGGTCTGCTAATAATGTTACTGTTAGTGCCATTATTAATCACCTTACTGTCCGATTGCCATGAAAGTTCCAGTATCACCACTTGTTGCTACAATTGTTACTGAACCACTAGCCAATGGTAGTGTTTCATTAACAACTGCTACTGCCGCTTCTGTCGCTGAACCAGTATGTCCTAGTAGACATACATCTACTCGGCCTAGTCCGGTAACGATTTCTCCGCCAGTAACACCTGCGCTATTCCATGTTCCATAAACTATTTTCATGTTTCCTTCTAATATCTGCTCATTTTCTATTGTAAAACTAAATGCCATATTTCTTCACCTCATTGTATGTTTGTTATCTTTCCTTGTCCTCTAAAGAATGAACATCCTACTTCACCAATTGTTCGGTACAACGCCCTGTTACCTAGAGTTCCAACACCGAATGGATTTCCGTTAGCAATACCGTCTTCAAAGTATTGAGTTGGCTTCATAACGGATAGCCATAGATGGTCTGTATCAAGGAATAACATATCACTAAGTTTAGTAGAAGCACTACCAGTTTGTGCCATATCCTTTACAGGAATAAGTGGCAAATCATAGTAAGTGGCGACTCTAAATCCAACTTCTTGACCCTTTACACCACGAACACCATTTACAGTTGGAACAATCTCCTTTCTGTCCATGAATCTTTCTTGGCTTTGTAGCAAGTCAGCAATTGCTTGAATAGTATCATAACCTGTTAGAATAACCTTTGGAGAACCACCGGCTAGTCTTAGGTTTCTAATCATATCATTCAATCTTGTTAGAGTTAGTGAACGAACATCACCTGCGGCATAACCACTACCAAAGTCTACTTCTGCATCAAGGAAAGAAGCGGCACTGAATCTCTCTCTACCGTAAATCTTTCCTAGTGCGTTAGAAGCGGAAGTTGTATCAGTTGCGATAACTCCACCATCAATAGCCAACAATTCTGCTCTTGAAGTAATAACCTTGTTTAGAGAAGTATAGTTGTTTCCAATACTTGGCATAGCGGATGATTCACCATAATGCTCTAGTGGCATAACCAACATTTTGTTTTGAACTTCAGCGTGATGCTTACCCATATCTTCACGCATTTGCGCTCTAATATCGCCAATACCGTCATCAATTTGTGCCATTTCCATAGCAAGTTCACTGAAATCAAATTGGTGTGCAATTACTTTAGGACTCATGTTGAGTTGTGCATAAGTTGGTGCAATTGGGCCAAGTCCATCAGCCGCAGTTGAAAGTCCTGCATTTTCAGGAACACCACCAATAAGGTCTGCTCTTGGATTATCCGAACCTAATTCACTTAATGTTGCAGTTCCGCTTGTATCAACAGTAAACAAATTACCGCTTCCACCGGCAGGTCTTGATTGTAGAACTCTCCATCCACTAGAAGAATATGGCCTCTTTGAAATCATTGAAAGAGCATTAACTTCTCTATTCAACATAGACCATACTTTTTGTCCGTAAACAATGTTGTAAAGTGCTGATACATCACTGACAGCACTACCGGAGAATGCCGGAGAACCATCGTGTCCTGTGTGTATTCCACCAATAGCACCGGCTTGCTTCAAAAGAGCGTTACCGGCAGGTAGATTGTTTATTCCATATGTGCTTGCTTCTAAATCTGCGATTGTGTTAATATAACCTGTCATCTTAAATTCCTCCTACCATTTTGTGAATGTCCGACCAATCTAGTTCAGCCATCTCATCCATTGTTGGGAGTTTAATTGCGGATTCTTCTTGAGCCTTTAGAATAGTTTCTTTTTCTGCTGTCAAAGATTTCCTTAGTTGTGTAAATTCATCCTTAAGAGAAGCAATCTCGCTTTGTGCATCATAGTTTTGCTTTGCGATAACATCTTCTCTTTGTGAAACTTCTCTTGCGAATCTTGCTTCAAAAGACTTCTTTAGGTTGTCGTAAGCAAGTGCTTCAAGTTGCTCTTGTCGGAAAGCCTCGTATGCTTTCTCAATGTTTCCAACGGACAAATCAAGAGTATCGAACTCTCCATTGTTAAATGCCTTTACAACTGGCATGTCGGAAGCAGTTGGCTTACCGTTGTTAATAACGATACGGTCAGCAGGTTCTCCAATTTGGTTTCCTGCACCATCAAGAGTTCTTAGATATGCTTTATCAGTTTCTTCAAAATCTTCGTATTCGGCCATTTCTTCCATGTCTTCCATGTCTTCTTTATCCATGTTCTCGTCGTCTTCTTTGTCCATGTAGTTTCCCTTGTCCATGTCATCTGCCATTTCATGGTCAGGGCTATGTCCCTTTTCGTCTGCATTCTCTTCTTCTTTACGAAGCGTATTTACTTCTTCTAGCAAAGTGTCTAACTCCGCTAGGGCTTTTTCTAGTTTATCACTCATGTTTTTGTCTCCTTTATCTTGTTTCAAAATATCGAATCTCGCTTCGGGGTTAATTCCTTTTTCGCATATAGTAATTTCATGCAATTCTAACTTGCTGATTTCATTATACTCACCCAAGTTTTCATTACTTTTCTTTACTTTTTGGAGGGCTTGACCTCCTATGCTAAAAGACCTCAATGACCCTTTGCGAATGTTTCTGCCAACTTCTTTGGCTTTCTCTATATCATCTCGTAGTTTAATTACTACAAAGAAACCAACATCATCCACTTCGGATTTCCAAAGTCTACCTGTGCTGTCTCTATAAGAATCTACAACTTCTCCAACTTGAACATTGGAATGGTTTGTCATGACATTTCTAAATTTAGAATCTTTCATGAACTTAACAACTGCTTCCTTCAAAGCAGGTAATGTAATCAAATCATTTTGCTTATCAACAATTTCAATGCTAGCATATCCGCCAATCATTAAGTCGTCACTTCTAGCCTTAAGGATGGTAAACCCATCATTTCTAGTTGCTAGAACAGCCGATGACATTTCGCTCAAACGGAGAAAATTTGCTTTTAATATATAATACACACGGTTATTTTAAACGATTAATCGTCTTTTGGAGGTAATTCAAGACTACTGTATTTATCTTCGTAAATGTTCCATAAGCCTCTATCCGAATCAGTATCAGCAGGTTTCTGTTCATAGCCTGTCCATGCTAACCACATTCTTCTTCCTTTAACTTCAAGCATTCTAACATGGAGTTTAGTTTCAAACTTGTTTCCATCTAAGAAGTATTCGTGATAGCCTTCCTTTTGAACACCTAACTTAACATCACCACTATCAATCAATTTACGCTTAGAAATATTTTTAGCGACAATAGCAGGGAACTTACCTGCTTTACCAAACAGTTCAAACACATCGTCTTGTGAATCTAACCTAACCATCCAATTTATGCTTTCATCACCCAACTTCATTACTATGTTTAAGTTATCATCATCTCTAAGATATATTTTGAACTCTCCGCTTCTGTATTTTTCGGGAGTTTCATATTCTTTCTTGATAGTGTCCATTAATATTTTATCATGTTCAGCAAACAACTTTTTTGTTTTACTATCAAAAGATATTCCATCCCTATTTTCAAACCAGTCTTTTACTTTGCTTTCTTTACTATCCAAAATAGTTTGATAGTCGTTTTTATGATTTGCAGTTAAGAAATTATGAATTTTCTTAGCGGTTTGTGCGCCCTTTTCTTTTAAGAAATTAAATATAGCAACAGTAAGTTTAGACTGTTTAGTTTTCATTATCTCTTCTGCTTGTTCTTTCCATAGGTCTAAATCCATCAGTGCATTCTTAGCCATTAGATTATCTTCTTCAAACCCATAAATAGTAAATCCATCCATGTCTCCTTTAATTATTATATTAGCCTCACCGTGAATATGGTCAGTAACTACGATACCCTTCTCTACTTCTTCTACATTATATTTCAAAGATTTATCTGTATCATTGATTAGCATTTGTAGTGTAACTAGTTTATCCGGTGTTTTGCATTCAGCAATTTCATTTATCCTTGCCGAATAAACAACTGGCTTACCCTTAACTTCTTTTACCTTATCAATAGAAACTCTAACTACTTCTCCAATATCTGCTGAAACCTTAGTATTAGTAACGCTACCAACATCGAGATAGTTTACACCTTCTATTTTTTCACCACCTTCTTCAACTGGCCCCGCCCCTAACTTGTAAGAAAAGTTAGAACCACTCTTTTTCTTATCAAGTACAATCAAATCTAGTTCTACAAATGGTTTCCAACGAATCCACTTAGGGTTCTTCTTTGTTCCCAAGAAATATGTAGATGTAGAATCTTTAATCATAGCCCCTTCTGCTGTTGGCATTTCCATAATCTTCTTAGCATATTCTTCAACATCTTTTAGACTGTCTGCGACTCTAGTATCTTTTTTAGATGGGAATGTTAATGCTTCACTAGAATGTATAGAATAGTTGTTGAACATTATCTGCATTCTGTTTTGTAATGTATCTTCCATAAGGTTTTCTTCATTGTGTCTCATAATATCAAACACATGGATTCTAGGCTTTCCTTCTCTTTTTCCCTCTAAGTATTCTACGGCTTCTTTTCTTTTTAGCGAATCCTCACCATCAAATAGAACTAAAGAAGCATCTAATATACAATCACCAAAATGTTTTTTGTTTAGTTCTTCAACTGCTTCTTTACATTTTGATGTAATATCTTTACCTGTATAATCATAGACTTTTATGTTCTTATCTATTTTATGCAATTGAATTCTAAAACCATCATACTTTTCTTGAACATAGAACTCACCACTAAATCCTTTTAGTTCGTTCATATCATCTATTGTAAATATCCTATACATTGGTTTGTTGGGAACAATGAAATCACTTTGGGCTTTTTCTTCATCGGATTTTTCTTCTTTTAGAATGTCTTTATTATCTTCTTTATCATCATCCTTAGCCTTAGCCTCGTCTAAATCTGTATCTATATCTTCTAGTTCAGCCCACTCTTCTTTAGTATTCTTAGATAAGAATATTAATTCTAACATATTCATAGCGGCCTTTACCTTAGCCTCTACTTTCTTAGAGTCTTTACCATCACCATAATGTTCTATGATATAAAGTGCAACATCATCAACTTCTAAATCTAATCCTGTTAAACCGTCTGTAATATCATCGGGCTTCATATCTTTAATTGAATATGCTTCCTTTGGTAGTGCCTTATCATCTTCTCTAATAGCATAGTGAACAAACTTAATCATAAGTTCGGGTGATTCTAACAATGCCTCTAATACATTACCTTTGAATTTTTTAGCGAAAGGGTCACTAACTTCTTCCGAAGAATACCTTAATGCCTTAATTCCCTCATACAACCTTTCAGCATTATTTGTAGTAACATCGGAGACATCATTTGATTCTAATAAGTCTTCATCAATATAATCCTTGAGTTCTTTTGAAAGAGCATCCGTCATTTCATATGCTTCTTTGATTTTGTTTACTGCGTTTCTCCATTTAGAACCATATTCCTTTGGGTCGGTTCTCGCTGAAAGATAAGCAACTCTTGTTCTTTCAAAGAGTCTTAGAATATCTGTGGATATTGACTTATCCTTCTCAATAAGAAGTGGCATGAAACATCACTTTTTCATAAACTCTATTTCTTTGATAGTATAGTCTTCCGAATCTCCCCTAGTAGATTCAGCATAAATAATCAAATTTATAGGAACAATAAAACTAGGGTTGTATGAAGAAGTAGAACCGTCTATTACTTTGCCGAACTCTTTTTCAATCATATCTTGTAGTTCATCAACTGCTCCTTTTTTACCAACTAATTTTTCTACATTTAAAGGTTTTTTACCTTTATACGATTCAGCACTCCTTACATCTTTAGTAGTATTTTTGAAACTTACCATTTTTTTTGGCTTATCTTGTTTCTTTAAACTTTCACCCGCTAAACCATACCCTTCTTTCTTTTGAGTTTGATTAGTAATCTTAGAAGCATCTTGCACCTTTGGCCTCTTAATCTTCTCAACTTCGGGGTCTGTATCTATTTCCAATACTTGAGTTGGCTCAATGTTCATTCTCTTTTTTGCGCTTAATTCTTCTTTAGCCTTTCTTGCTTTTTCAATAGCAAGACTAACCATCCTTTCTTCTCTTGTTACTCTTTCCGGCATTACTGACCACCTACATTTTCTACCATCTTATGAATGTCTTTCCAATCCATACTACCTACATCTTTCAATGGTGAACCCGCACCAATTGTGTTATCCATCTTAGGAGTTGGACTATCTACAACAACAAAACCGGACTTCATTAGTAGATTATCGTCATTGTAAACTGCTTTCTCTAAACTCTCTATCTTAGCACTAAGGGCTTTAATGATTTCAAGTAACTCTTGATTAATTGTATTTTCTTCGCTCATATTTATCAGTCCGGCTCTATCCTTGTCTGCATTGACTTGTAATCTTTACCATATTTAAATTTAGCACATTGGTTACATAGTGCTTTCATAGGAGGATAATAATTTATTGCTCGCAAAGAAGTTCTTTTACCGCACATATCGCAATTTTTGTATGCCGAAGTAGCGTCTTTTCCTTTAGTTCTAAAAGACTGCCCTACTGATTTGGGTTTTTTAGTATCTTTTTTAGAACCAAATCTACCCATAATATTGCGTTTGGCATCGTCGCTAATTTTTATTATGCTCCACCAACTCATTTTTTTTCCTCCTTTTGTGGATAAACTAAATCTCTCAACTGTCTGTAAAGTAACTCATAGTCCTTACGAAGTTCCGTAGCCGAAGCGACTATATCTACATTCCGTTCATCCATAGACTTCATTTTCTTTGTAAGTTTCTTGTCAGATTTAACTAACTCTACATCTTTCAATGCCCTAATTAACTCACCTAATTTAGTAAAGTCTTGACCAAAAAATTCTGTTGGTTGTGCGGCTTGTAGTGTTTTCTTTAGACGCTTAGTTTGTTTCTTATCTAATGTGTCTAATATATTCTTCTTTACCTTCTCTTGTTTTTTTATGGTAAACTCTTTACCTTCTTCATAGTAATCCCATGTCATTGTCCTTCCTCCCTTTCTGCTCTAATTTCTTCTAAGATGTCTGCTTCTATTCTGTCACTTTCTCTAACAAAATCTAATCCCATTACATCTTCTTCTAATAATGATAGTGCTTTCTCAAAGTTCATTTCTTGTTTTAGTTTTTCATCTAGCCCCATAAATTGTTTCATTAGACTTTCTAAATCTGCAACATTATCTAAAACATCGGCATCAACTACAGTCTTAGTTAGTAATATTCTTCTTAGGGCTTGTGGATTTCTCTTGTAATCCTGTATCTTTAGTTTATTCTTAAAATCAACTATTGAAGACTTTTTGATATTAACGAAGAAAACCTCCAATAAATCGACCAGTCTTTCTTCTAACTCTTTAGCCTTTGATTGTAAGTTAGTCTTTTCTCCCGTTAAATCTTTTTTACCGGCCATCTTTATTTCAGTCTTAAGCCAATTTTCAAACCATGCTTCTAATTCTTCTTTTGATGGTGGACTTTTTTCTGTTTTGGTAGCAGGTGGTTTTTCTTCTTCGGTTTTTATTGAAGTCAATCTATCCAATGCATTCTCATACGCTTGTTCTAAATCTACTAAACTATCTACATTCTTTTCGCTTTGTGTTGGTAATCCTATAGTTTTCTTTAAATGAACTAAACCATCAACGATGGTATCTCTTTCATCTTTAGTCAAAAATATTTCTTTAGGAGAATCTAAAGATTTAGTCTGTTCTATAGTAGACACAACATCGTTTTCTAAAGTAGCGACTTCTTCTTTGGTAGGTCTTTGACCTTCATCAACTTTCTTTGCCCTTCTGTAATATTCTCTAATAATTTCTAAAGTTCGAGACATTCTTTCGATGAATAAGTCTAATGGTGTTTTTTCTTTTGGTTGCTTGACTTCTTCTACAGTCTTTTCCTTTACTGATTTTTTTGGAGTTACGCTTCGTAGGCTCTCCGCTTTTATTTCAACTCCCATAAAATTCAAAGGTAATTCTTTCCCTTCATTTATCTTTAGCCATGAATCAAATTTGGTTCTAAGTTCGCTTTCTAAAGCCTTACCTGTTTTTCCTCCACCGCCTTTCATTTGCGAAACTACTTTATCATACTCATCAGCAAGTTTTTCATAGTCTTCAGCAAACCTTGTTATGGCTTGGAAGAACTTAAGCAAATCCGTTTTAGCACCTTTGAATGCCTTAAATTTATTTTCTAAATTTTTATCATATTCTTCAAGGAATTTTTTGGTATCTTCTTTTTCCTTCTTAGTCAGTCCGGCTTTCTGTAACTCATTGAGTTCACTAATAATGTTAAACCACAGTTCTTCAACTGCTTTCGAGTTTGGTTTTTGATTATCGGTTTCGTCAATTAAAGTAGGGAATAACCTAAAGTGTTCTGAAATCCTAGATTTAGCATAATTTTCTTTAGTTTTGTTAGCATTACCGCCTTTACTAAAAATTTCTACTCTTTTTTCTTCCTGCTCAAAACTAAGATGCAAACTTCTTTTTTCTTTGATTAGAGGTTTCAATTTCGTCTTTGTAGAAGCCCCCTCACTTCGCATTTGTTTTACTTGTTTCTTTCTTTCTTCTATGGATTTCTTAGTATATACAAAAGCAGGAAAAACATTGAATGTAGGAATCTTTAATGATAAATTAAAATCGGGAAACACATTTGTTAGAAAAGCCATGACAGCATCGGAAATATCATCTTCTACATCAGCAAGTTGCTTAATTAAATTAGCAGGAAGAGTTGCTTTTATTTGTTCTTTACCTGCTCTTTTTGCTCTAAGACTTTTTCTTTTTCCTGCTAGTTTTTCTCTTAACTTCTTTCTCTTCTCTTTACCTTCTTTTGACAAGTCAGGCTCTTGATACTGGAATGCTGTCTTAATCACCGTTTCAAGATTAGCACCATAGCCACTAACATCTTCTGCAAGTAATCTTACAATAGCATCAATATCTTTCTTTATTTGTGCATAGTCCGGTGAGTCTTCATCGAAAGGAACATCTCTTATGACTATCTCTTTATTTTTGTTGATGTCATATCTTAGGAAAGTATCTACGATGTCTTGTTTTTTCAATCGCTTTTGTCTTTCTTTAACAGGAGGAGAAAACTCCGATGCTTGTCTTATTTTACCTTCTTTAATATCTTTATATTTATTCAACTCTTCAATATCTCTAATAGTAGATTCAAGTTCTTGAACAAGTTTATTTCTTCTTGAGGTTTGTCTCGCTTTACCCTTCAAAGATTGTATTTGTGTTTTTAGTTTTTCTTTTCTTTTTTCAGCAAGTTGTAATTTATCTGCCCTAACTTCACTACCTTTGGCTATACCTATAACTGAAATAACTGTTTGAAAATCTCCTAGTTCGGGAGCATCCAATAATCTTCTAGCGGATATTGCTAACCTGCTAGGATTATCCTTGTGAGTCTTAGTAGAGTCTTTGAAATTCTCTAATGCTTTTCTTAATCTCGAATAATAAGACTTAGTTGTTTTCATCGGTGTTACTGAAGTATCTCCTTTGTCTTCTCGAATGTCGTTTCTTGCTTTTCTGTAAGTATAATACAATGTTTGTAAATCGTTTATCTTTTTCTCTAATTCTTCAATTTTATTTTTTGTAGTAGTTTTAGTTTGTAACTTGTTTAACTTTTTTAATTCTGTTTGAATCAATCCCAATGCCCTATCATAAGCATTCAGTTGAATTGTAGGTATTCTTGGTTTTTTCTTGCCATCTCCCCTTAGTTCAGTAAATGCACCTACTATTCCCTTTTCGCCAATCTCAACACTACTACTCAAAGCCCTTTTTACCTTTTCATCTCCAAGTAATTCTCTTAATTTTTTTGTTGGACTACTCGCTATTGCATCTAATCCTTCCAAAAGAGTTGCTTTTTGTGGTCTAACATACTCATCTTTTTCACCCATTCTTTGTAATGAGGATAGTTTTGCTTCGGTCTTTAGTTTAGCAGTTTTCTTGTATTCACTCAACGCTCTCACAACATCAGCATTGGGAATAGTAAGTGGTTTAAATTGAGAACCACTACCTAAGTCTATAACTAAATCTTTACCATCACGAATATCTTTTAGGGCTTTTTCTTCCCTTTTCTTTTTGTCTGCAATATTTTTCTTTGCATTGGCAACTTCTTGTTTCATTCCTTCAATCTGTCGCCTGTAGTTTTCTTTTTGTGCATCGGTAAGAGGAGTTTTTCTTGCACCTTCTCTTAGTGGTGTCTTTTCATCTATTTCATCCTGTAGCAATTGTATTCTACCTTTTTGTTCGTCTGTGCCTTCATATCGCTCAATAACTTCTTTGTCGGTAAATCTATCCTTAACATAGTTTAGAAAACCACTATACATTTTATTATAGGCTTCGACCATTTTACTTTGTTGGTTTTTATCCGCCACCTCTTCTCCCATTGTGTTTTTGACATAACTATCTACTTCTTTTTCTGTTTGCTCGGCCACTTCTGCATCCTTTTCTCTAGCCGCTTCTAATTTTTTATCAGCCTCTTCAAAATCATCTTGCTTTAGAAGCAGACTATCATCTATTTCATCTACCAAACACTTCAAAAGGAAATGAAGGTCATCTTCTTTATTATGCAAGATAGCCTTCATGAACATAGTATCGCCTCAAAATGGAATATTCTCTTTCTTACCTCTCCTTTTTTGTGGGGGTAAGATAACATCGGGAACATCATTAGATGCTCTTGTTGCTTTATGAGTTGTGTCCGGTGGTAATCCACCAATAGAAAAATCCCTATTCTTCGTAATTTTTCTAGTCTCATTTGCATTCTGTGTTCTAACTTTCGCTAATTCTTTCTTTAGTCTAATCTCTTTCTGTCTATTATCTTCTGTCATTTCCCTTCCTCCTTTGTCCTTTTCTTCTAGGTTTATATGCTTCTTTCTGTCTTTTCATTTTCAACCTTTGATTATGTTCGATGTCTTTTCGTATTGCTTTATTATATGAAGAAATGTCTACTGCGGCTATTGGGAATCTATCGGGCTGTTCTTTTCTAAAACTAGGGTTATTTGTCTTAAAAATAAAATGTATAGCAGAATCGGAAAGCCCATATTTTTTTCCTATTGGTATTATATTTAGCCATCCTTCTTTATCATCTTTTGCCAATTCAGAAATTTTATTTTTTTCAAAATCCCTAAAAAAACCTGCGAAGTCTGCCTTTTGTTTAAGAATTTTTTTCCACATTAACCCGTCCTCCCTTCGCTCCTTCTATCTACATTTTGATTACCTGCGTCCTCCGGTAATCCACTAAATCTTTTATCCGGCCCAACACTCATAGAGGGTTTATTCCTAGTTGTTGCCGGATTTT